AAGTAAGAAACATAAAAAAAACATATAGAATGTTTTATCTAATCATAGTCTGTTTTTGAAGTTTTATCATTATGGGTTTTAACCCGTGATATTTTAAATTTTTCTAAATATTATGAAGAAGAGGTAACACAAGTTATAAATGATTTTAATTTTAAGTATGTATCTATTAATCAAGATAATTGTGAAACACAAAATACACTAACCAACAAGACAAATGAAACAAAAACATACTAAAAAATCAGATATTTGTAACATAAAAGTGTAAAGGAATACATGTATTAAATTATTTAGGAACCTTTAAAAATATACATATAAAATATATGAACAATTATATATTTTATGTATTTGCTATATTAGTATTTTTATATATCTGTTATAAACAGTGTGAATTTCAGTATAATATATGGTTTTCACAAAAAGAATCATTTACACCTTTACAAGTAAATCAAATCATTCAAGAACCAGGAAGTGGTGAAATAGGAACCACTGATCCTGAATATTTTCATGAAAGTCAAATACTAACAGCTAGTAATGGATATAATGAAAAAACTATTAATTCGTTAAAACCAGATAATCCCGAACCAATGCAAAAAAAATTATATGATGACGATTTCGGTGATTTTCCTCAAGATGTAGAAAAAAAATATGAATTACCTACAACTGAATTTGAATTTCCAAACAATTATAATTTTACTGTAAAGTATCCTTGTAGAAAAACATCAACAGGGATGTTTACAGATTGTGGTGTGTGGTCAGCAAATACTGGTTGGACAGCAAATCCATATAAAGGATTAAGTTGTCCAATAGAAAATGGTAAAACACCAAATATTCCTCCTTCTCAAGAAAATACAAGAGAAATGCAAAATATACATAGCTATCAACGTAAAACAGGTATAAATAGTATTGGCAATTCTATGCTTAGATAAATAAATAACAATATTAGGCAATAATGTTATTTATGGTATTTATGGTATTTATGGTATTTATCGTGCGTACATTAGCCCAGCATTACCTCCTACAAATGTAACAATATTATATCTCTCTTCATGAATAGTTAAGTCATAATTATAATTATAAATTCTCCAAGTAGGTTTATTAACTGCAACAATCTCGCCATCAGGACCACAAATTGTATAAAAGTTTGCTGAAGGGTCTAGAGGAGGAACATATGTAGTAAATTCAAATTGAATATCTTTAAATCGACTTAAATTCATTGCTCCAGAAGGTTGAAAATCAAATGGGTCAGTATTTAAAGCAAAATTATAACAATATAATCCATCAGGTGCGTTCCCAGATGTTCTAATATATTTTTCAATATAGTTATAAATACCAGCATCTAGCATTTTTTCTCTATATTTACCATCTAGTAATATACCCAACTGTTGTAAAATGAGTTTTTGATTCTCAACATTATAATCTCCTGTAATGAACAACCCATTATGAAATCCAGTGCTAGGTTCATAGTTTGGTCCAATATTAGAACTTCCACATACACTCCAATTTCCAGATGGGTCTGCTAATGTAATAGGTTGAGGGATAACATTATTATAAGCCCAGTTAGTATAATTACTCCACTCATTTCTTAGATTAATGTCACTTCTTTGAAAATAAAACATCCATGAAGCAACCATTCCCATAGTGCTATCTAATTTAATTCTTTGATTTCCAGTAACATTGTTATATTTCCATTCATAAATGGATTTAAATAAGTATCTTTGCTCACTACGTGCAAATACCTTAGATTCTTCTTCGCTTAAGAACCCATAAGTAGAAATAAGATGAATATCAGCATTCCATGATGTTCTCATATCAGTATAATTTAAAGAAATATCAGGTGGAGGTTGTAAAAATCTATAAAATTGCTGGGATGCTACATTAAAATTAGGTTTAATAAGAGGATAATCATTATCTATATCCGTAACATCTCTTATTTTTATTAGTTCTTGAACAGGTCTTAATGTAATATTTATTTCCAATTCATTATATTGAAGTGATACAAGAGGAAAGGCCATCTTAGATGCTAAGGTAAACCAAACATTTAAAGGTATATACAATTTTCTTGCTCTAATAGATGGTTCTGGTCCAACAGGATTAGTAGTATAATAAGCGTTTGGGTAAGCATTAACATTACCATTTGCATTACCAGGGTCATTTAATTCAGGTATATTACCAGTCATTTTATTATACAAATCCAATTTTGAATTGTTAAAATCTCTTTGAACTAATGATAACAAATAACTTCCTGTATATTTATTCAAAATAGTACCTCCTATAGAAATTTCCACTTCTTCAATCATTTGAGTACCCAAATTATCGATCCATCTAAACTCATATGGTGCCCAATTTTCATTGCATTCATACGGAGGATATATTGGACTCCAAATTGTAGGGAGTTGTACTACTAAATATGTATCCATTAATAATTCAGCATATCTCTTTACCCTAAACGTAAATTTTGACGATTCTGTCATTCTTAAATTACGTAAGCCATCAAAATCAATTCTAAACTTTTGTAACCCAAAATTGGTATATTTTTTATACGTTGTTTTAAAAAAAGTTTTAGAAGGGTTTCCATTTAAATATACATTTTGATTTCCAAAAGCAACAATATTTAATAATCCACCAGGCATAGTATATATTTAGATTACAATATTATTTAACTTTTAACTTTTTTATAAGTATATTAATATATTTATTTTCAAAAGAACATAAACCTAGTTTAGTGAAAACCATCTTTTAATTAATTATTTTTTCATATAATATTATAAGTATAATGAATAAAGATTTTGCTAATAAAATGAAACAACATTTTTCAAAATTAAATTTGGAATTAAGTAAAGCAAATACTATTAAATATGCTGCTTATTTTATAATTGCAATTATGATTCTTGGTATTGGAGCCTACATTTATAATAAACTACAATTAAATAATGCTAATTGTAATAATTTAAAAAATATATATACAGGTTTCCCTACAATTTCTTCCTTTAATCCAGACAATTCAACTTATAAATTTCTTTTACGGGATTATTATATAAAATCAGCATATAATTGTTGTTCAGCAGGTCAATTTAAGAACGACTACGTAAATACTTGTGCTCTTACAAATTGTATTAAACAAGGTGCTAGAGTATTGGATTTTGAAATATATTCCATTAATAATAAACCAGTAATTGCAACGTCGTCAGTTAATAATTACCATGTCAAAGAAACATATAATTATGTAAATTTATCTGATGCATTACAAATTATTAATACTAATGCTTTTAGCGGTGGTTCATGTCCTAATCCAAATGATCCGTTAATTTTACACTTTAGAATTCAAAGTAATAATACACAAATGATGAATCAAATGGCTAGTGATATATATAATAACATTGAAGCAAGACTACTAGATAAAATATATAGTAATGAATATTATGGTCATAATTTAGGAGCAGTCCCTCTAAAAGAATTTATATGAAAAATAATTATTTCAGTTAATAGGTCTAATTCCACTTTTGAAGGCACAGATTTAAGAGAATATGTTAATATCGCATCTGGTGGAATATTTTTAAGTAATCCTACATTTTATAACGTACAGTATACGCCTGATGCAGGAGAATTAATTGAATATAACAAAAAACATATGACTTTTTGCATACCTGACCTAAGCCCATATGATACTAATTTTTCGGCAGCTACTGCTATGAAATATGGATGCCAATGGATTGGTATGAATTTCCAAAACTTCGATTCAAATATGGAATATTATGATTTATTTTTTGATAAGACAGGTAGTGCATTTGTACTAAAACCGGAAAATTTGCGTTATGTTCCTGCTACTATTCCTAATCCTACACCACAAGATCCTAACAATTCTTATACTACACGAAATGTGTCATCGGATTATTATTCATTTAGCATATAATTTATATAATTTATATAATTTTTCTAATATAATTATATAAATGTCTACATGTAAGCCTAAATTAACATTAGAGGAAAAAGAAATATCTATATTAAGAGACGCTATTAATATTGCCGGAAAAATAAAGGGAAAACAACAAACTAGTGATCCCGATGTTAAAAAAATTATTAATATATTAGAAGAGTTTTTAAAAAAGAAAAAACTAGTTTGTTATGGTGGAACTGCTATAAATAATATTCTTCCATTAGAAGATCAATTTTACGATAAAAATGTTGAAATTCCAGACTATGATTTTTTTAGTCCAAATGCTTTAGATGATGCAAAAGAATTAGCCGATATATATTATAAGAATGGTTTTAGTGAAGTAGAAGCAAAAGCAGGAACTCATCATGGTACATACAAGGTATATGTAAATTTTATTCCTGTGGCAGATATAACATATTTAGATAAATCTCTCTTTAAACGCGTACAATCAGAAGCAATTAAAGTTTATGGAATTTTATATTGTCCTCCTAATTTTTTAAGAATGAATATGTATCTAGAATTATCACGTCCAGCTGGAGATATTTCTAGGTGGGAAAAAGTGTTAAAACGTCTTATTCTTTTAAATAAAAATTATCCTCTTAAGGGAAAACATTGTGATCCTAAGACATTCCAGAGAGAATTTGAAAAAAAAATAGATTCTAAGGTAGAAACCCATTTATATTATACTGTGAGAGATGCGTTTATTGACCAAGGAGTTATATTTTTTGGCGGATATGCTAGTTTCTTATATTCTGCTTATATGCCTAATAAAATTAAAAATATTTTCCATAAATCACCTGATTTTGACATATTATCTGAAGAGCCAGAGCAAACTGCTGTTATGTTGAAAGAAAGATTAAAAGATTTTAATTATAATGATGTAAAAGTAATTAAACATACAGGAGTAGGTGAAATTATAGCTCCTCATTATTCTGTTAGTGTTAAGATTAATAAAATTGAAGAAACTGTTGCATTTATTTATAAACCTTTAGCATGCCATAGTTATAATATTATTAAAAGAGATAACAAAATTATTAAAGTTGCTACAATAGATACAATGTTAAGTTTTTATTTTGCATTCTTTTATAGTGAGCGTGACTATTATGATGAAAACAGAATATTATGTATGGCACAATACTTATTTGATATACAACAAAAAAATCGTCTTGAACAAAAAGGTTTATTAAAAAGATTCAGTATTAAATGCTATGGAAAACAAGAAACATTAGAATCTATGAGAGAAGAAAAGGCCTTAAAATATAAAGAATTAAAAAATAAAAGAGGTACTAAAGAGTACGATTCTTGGTTTTTGCGTTATATTCCATTTGAAGAAGAAATGAATAAACAAGACAAAAAATTAATACGTGAAAATAAAAAACTCAAGAATTTAACAAAGAAACATACTTCCAAGAGAGATTCAAATAAAAAAAATAAATCCAAAAAAAATATGGCAGAATTTTTTAAGTTAATTTAATTTCTGTTTATAAAATATATGACCTATAAATTATTTTTTATATTTTTATTATTAGTATGTATTATTTTATTTAATTCTTCACAACATTCTTTTAAGGAGGGATTTGAATCATATAATAATTGTAGGGAGCAAGGATACCCATTAGATTTTTGTGCTCAAATACCTATTCAATCAAAAACTGGTAATGAATATTGTTCATGTGCAGATGGATACTTTGGTTCATGGCATATGGGTGAAGGCAAGTGTTATTGCTATCTATTCAATGGATT